CGGCAGTTATGCGGTCAGTATCATGCTGAAAAACTGGATGCGTTCAGGGACTTGATTCAGTCAACAGAAGATAGGCTAATTGTATTTTACAATTTCACCGCAGAACTGGAAGCAATGAAAGAAATTGCAGCAGAACTTGAAAGACCTGTTTCCGTGGTTCGTGGTGATGAAGATGACCGAACTGCCTATGAAGAATGTGACAACAGTATCACATTCATTCAATATCAGGCGGGTGCAATGGGTGGTAACTTCCAAAAGGCAAATAAAATCATATATTTCACCCTTCCGTTGGGAAAAGGTTCATGTGACCTTTGGGAACAGTCAAAGAAACGTATTCACAGAATTGGTCAGGACAAGACCTGTTTCTATTACTACCTACTGGTGAAGGGCAGCATAGAAGAAAGGAATCTTGCAGCACTGCAAGAAGGAAAGGAATTGACAGATGAACTATTCAAGGAATCTTAGAAGGTCAGCAATGGCAAAACGCATCATTGCATCATGGGTGATTGTCGCAGTTGTCTTTTTACTGATAGGTGGTGTGTCAGGATATGCCCTGAAAACTCATATAACCGCCAAAGACGAACCCAAAGAAGAAACACAAGGAAATATTCAGGTAGACACAGAACCCCTTGTATTTGGTCAATATGATGACCGTATTTTCACAACGGAAATGTCACTTGACTGGGGTGTGGGTGATTTAGATTTCACACCGCTTGACTGCAATATGCCGGAAGAACAACAGGAATTTTTATTTTACCTTTGTGCGGGGTATAACATAGATTTCACCCTTGCAATGGCGGTGATTCAGCAAGAAAGCAGTTTCAGGGCTGATATAATTGCCGGGAATGATTACGGATTGATGCAGATTAACAAAATCAACCATGAATGGTTGACAGAAACCATTGGTGTGACGGATTTCACAGACCCCTATGAAAATATGCGGGCGGGCTGCTTCATTCTTAGAAAGTTGTTTGAAAGATACCAAGAACCTGAACTTGTCCTGATGTGTTACAACATGGGTGAAACCGGGGCGGGTAGATTGTGGGACAAAGGTGTTTTTTCCACCAACTACACGCAGAAGGTTTTGACATATCAGCACCAGTTCAATGAACAGTTGGAAGGTGGTGCGGAATAATGGGATATAAGCAGAAACACCCCTACTTGATGCAGTTATGGTACATAATCAAGTATCTATTCAAGGGGGGGGGGCATAGATGCCAAAATGGAAAATCATAGAAAACCACCCAAATTATGAAGTCAGCAGAATGGGACAGGTCAGAAACATCATCACTGGTAAGTTGCTGACACCATATGATGACGGAAACGGTTACTTGCGTGTGAAGTTGGACGGTGAAAATTGCAGACTGCACATATTGGTTGCAGTGGCACACGTTCCGAACCCTGACCCGGAAACCAAGAATGTTGTGAACCACAAGAAAGGTAAAAAGCATGATTGCAGAGCATCACAACTTGAATGGGTCACACAGGCTGAAAATATTCAACACGCATGGGACACTGGACTTTGTAAACGTAAGAGAAGAAAGAAGGTGAAAACCGTTGGCAAAGGAAAAGAACTTTGAAAACCGACTGAAAGACTATCTGAAAAAGTATGGTTGTTACTTCCTGAAATACTGGGCGGGTGCAGCTTATACCAAAAGTGGAATCCCTGACCTGTTGGTCAGTTCTGACGGTTGGTTTTTAGGGATAGAAGTCAAAGCGGATAACGGTGAACCTACACTGTTACAGTTACACAACCTGAATAAAATCAGGGAATCAGGTGGGTATGGAATCCTACTATACCCAAAAGACTTTGAACTGTTCAAACGGTTCAATGCGAATAAATCAAAAACTGATGCTTGGTATCTTTCCAACTTGGAAGAACAAGAGCATTGGAAAATAAAACTATTATCAAAGTAAAGGAGTAAAAGAACTATGGCAGCAAAGAAAAAAGATGCAGCAGTTGCAGAAGCAACAACAGAACAGGTTGACTTGGATAAGGTCACAGAAGAAAACAAGAAGCAACTTGACAACAAGAAGTATGTGGTTGACCGCTTACTGGAAACCAAACGTGAAGGAATGGAAGATTTGGTTGAGTATATGGACGAAATCGGTTTCTTTTCCGCACCTTGCAGCGGTGGCAATCACTTGTGTTGCGAATTTGGTCTTGTTCATCACACCCGCAACGTCATCATGGCAGCAGAAAACATTGGCTGTGCGTTACTTGGTAAGCAGAAGTACATGGAAATCAGGGATTCAGTCACCATTGCAGCAGCATTACATGACCTTGGTAAGTGCGGTGACTATGGTAAGCAGTTGTATGTACCTAATGTTTTGAAGTCCGGCAAGGTGTCAGATGCCAAACCGTTCAAGCAGAACAAAGAATTGTTACCGCTTGACCATGCAACCCGCAGTATTAAGTTAGCAACCCTTTTCATTGACCTGACAGAAGAAGAAGAATTTGCTATCAGATACCATGACGGTCTGTATGAACGTGCAAACTATGCGGTCAATGGTAATGAAACCGCATTGTACCTGATTATACATTATGCGGATTTGTGGTCAAGCAGAATCACAGAAGGTGGAAAATCAGAGGAAGGAAACGGTGAAGAATAATGGGAAAACATGAGAACATCACACCTGAACAGGTTCAGGAAATGGAAGAAACTATTGAGAGTTTAAGAGAAGAAGTCAGAAAGCACATGGAACTTCGTGCAGAATCCGCAGAAAAACACAAAGCGGAAATTGCTGAAATCACTGCAAAGCATCAGGAAGAAGTTCAGGATTTGGAAGGTCAGATTAGATTGTTAGAAATGCACATTGAACAGTTGATTACTGACAATACAATCATGGATGCACAGTTGGATATTGTGAAGATGATGTGCGGTGTGCATGAGTAGAAAGGACAGGTGAAAATCATGGTAAATGAGAAACAGGGCAAAGTCTACAATCCAAGACCAGTATACAACCGCAAGTTGTTACGTTCCGTAATTCGTGCGGGTGTTCAGAAACAGTTTGGTCAGCATCATGTATCTGCTAATATGGCGGGTAACTTTGAGAGAATCAGAAAGGGACAGGTGAAGTAATATGGCACAGATGCTTTTAGTTATGGGTGAATCCGGCACTGGTAAAAGTACCAGTTTAAGAAATTGTGACCCGGTGACAACTGCGGTTGTCAACCCGGTGGGTAAACCGTTACCGTTCAAGAATCGTTTTGAAATGTTGAACAATGTGACAGATGCCCGCACAATTACCAAGTACATGAAGGAACAGGCAGCAACCGGGAAGAAGTTGATTGTGGTTGATGACTTCCAGTATATTCTTGCAGTACCGTACATGAACCGTATCAAGGAAACAGGTTGGGATAAGTACAATGATTTTGGTGCGAACTACTTTGACATTATCAATGTATGCAAAGACCTTCCTGATGACGTTGTGGTTGCTTATATGACCCATTTGGAAACCCTTGAAAACGGTCTGACAACCGTGAAACTGATTGGTAAGTTGTTACGTGAGAAAATCACCATTGAAGGACTTTTCACCGTTGTTCTTAGAACCGGGGTGAATGAAGGTAAGTATTACTTCTACACACAGAACAGTGGAAAGGACACCGTAAAGTCACCGCTTGGAATGTTCCCGGCTTATGCGATTGACAATGATTTGAATTATGTTGCTGACAAAATCCGCAACTTCTATGAAATCGGTGAATACAAGTCTGATGCTGAAATGAATCAGGCTGATGCAGCGGTTGCGGGTGATGTGGAAAAGCCGGATGCAAATGGTAGACGTGCAAGAAGTGGCAGAAGTTCAAAGGCAACTGAACAAACTGCTGAAACCACTGAACAGGGTACTACATCCACTGGCAGACGTGCAAGAGGTACTAAAACACATGATGAAGTGGTTGCAGAGAATCAGCAGAAAATGGCAGAGTATCAGGAAAAGTGTGATGCAGCTATTGCAGAAGTGGCGGGGGATGCAGAAGAAGTTGATTTTGATACTGCTTGTGCTGCTACTGAAAACATCCCTAAACCTGAATTTGAAACACCGCCAAGAAGAACCCGCAAGGAAAGACAGGCTGCAAGTGCATCCGCTACATCCGCACCTGAAACACTTACAGAAACCACATACTTCTTCATTGAAGCAACTGGTAACTATGTAATGAAACAGGCGGGGGATGTTGCCCCGGAAGGTGGCAAGGTCATCACTAAGGATGAATTTGTTAAGGGCGGTGCTGCCATTGCCCGCAGTGGTCAGGGAACTACTGAAAACGCAGTTGAAGGTGCTATGAATCCACCTGAAACTGGTGCAGCAGAAGAACAGGGTGGACGTACCCGCAGACAAAGAAGAACACGATAAAAGAAAGGTTAAAAGGTGAAAGATTATGAGTATTGATTTCAGTGCATTTGACAACAAGGTTGATTTGGAAGGTTTACAGAAGGAAGTTCAGGAAGCACCAAGTAATGATTTTCAGGACGTGCCGGACGGTAAGTATATCGTAAGTATTGAGAAAATGGAAATCAGACTGACCAACGCAAAGGACAAGTTGATGTTTGCGGTTCAGTGTAAAATTACGGAAGATTTACAGGGCGGTGGTCAGGAAAAACGCATGATTTTCTTCAACCGTGTTATCAGCGGTAACAAGAGCAGTGAAACATGGAATGACGGACGTGCAATCAAATCTGTCATCACTTGGTTGGAAAAGTTGGAAACAGAGGTTGTGCCGGAGTTCATCAACTATTCAGACTTTGCAGATTGTGTCCTTGACATTTTTCAGGAAATTCAGGGCAAGATTGAAATGGAAGTTACTTACAAGGGTGATGCGTTCAACCCTATCACTATCAATGAAGTATTCGACTGCTAAAATTTTTTAGTTGCAATGTGGATTGTAAGTCCACATAATATAATCAGGCGGTGGCGGGGAATCCCCCCCCCACTGCCTTTTTTAAGAAGGATGTGACGAAATGTTATTTTATGACTTTGAGGTTTTCAAGTATGACTGGTTAGTTGTGGTGATTGATGTGACCCGCAAAAAGGAACACGTGATTATCAATAACCCTGATGAATTAAAAGCCTTATATGAAGCAAATAGAAATGATATATGGGTGGGTTTCAATAACAGGCACTATGACCAGTATATTATGAAAGGCATCCTGTTAGGAATGAACCCAAAGAAAATCAATGATTTCATTGTGGTTCAGGGTGGTGAAGGTTGGCAGTTCTCAAATGCGTTCAACAAAGTTCCTATGATAAATTATGATGTAATGCCAAACCCACCAGTAGGTTTGAAAACAATGGAAGCCTTCCTTGGTAGTAACATTAAGGAAACGGAAGTTCCTTTTGATATAGATAGACCGCTGACACAGAAGGAAATTGAACAGACAGTTTTCTATTGTCGGCATGACGTAGAACAGACCATTAAGGTCTTTTTGGAAAAGGTTGATGATTTCAATGCAATGCACGAAATTGTCAAGGCTTTCAAACTTCCACTGTCCTGTATAGGTGACAGTGAAGCAAGAATTACTGCAAAAGTGCTTGGATGTGAAAGGCAGACTTTTGATGATGAATTTGAAGTTGAATTTTTACCTTGCATCCGGCTGAAAAAATATAAATATGTTCAGGAATGGTTTGAAAAGAACCTTGCTGAAATCAGGGAAACAATTTCATTCAACCGGGAACTGGCTGCATCCGGGCAAGGTAAACCACCAAATGAAGAAATCGTAAAAAGGGACTTTTACAAGAACCGTTCCCTGACAACCATGATTGCCGGAATCCCACACACCTTTGGGTTCGGTGGGTTACACGGTGCATCTGATAAACCGATTCACAGAACCGGGGCAATATATCATGTTGACGTTGGTAACTATTACCCTTCTTTCTTACTGGCACATGGTTATGTTACAAGAGCAGCAACAAATGATAATTATTTCAATGTATATATGACACGAAAAGCAATGAAGGGTAAACAGATTGCATTTGCCAAGGCGGGAAATAAGGCTGAATCAAAGCGGTGGAAAAAGGCACAGTTACCATACAAGAAAATGCTGAACGCACTTTCAGGTGCTATGAAGGACAAGACCAACCCCGCCTATGACCCAAGAAACAACAATATCATGTGTATCAACGGTCAGTTGCTTATGCTTGACCTGATTGAACACTTGGAAGCAATACCGGGATTTGAACTGATTCAGACCAACACTGACGGTCTGATTGTAAGAGTGCCGGACACTGATGAAGCATTTGAAATGTTGGATGATATTTGTTGGGAATGGGAATCACGCATCAGTACCGACAGGTGCAGCATCCTTCTTGAACTGGATAGTATCAAAGAAATCTATCAGAAGGACGTAAACAATTACCTTTGGGTAGATGCTGACGGTGGTGTTGAACGTATTGGGGCATACGTGAAGGAACTTTCAAAGATTGACAATGACCTTCCTATCCTGAACAAAGCACTGGTTGATTATATGGTACACAAAACACCTGTTGAAGATACCATAAATCAGTGTGATGACCTGATTATGTTCCAAAAGGTTGTGAAGTTATCAAGCAATTACAAGTGGGTTGAACATGAACACTGCACCCCTATTGAACGGAAAACTGGGGTCAGGGTCATCAAGACACATTTGGAATATCCTGAATCTATCAGGTACACATACAAATCATACCGGGTGTTTGCATCCAAAGATATTCAGGACGGTAGGCTTTTACGGTGT